CAGTTATTCCTCACTCTTTGGTTACTGCTTCTAAGATCTACGTTATGGACACTACTAAGTTCGCTATTGCTCAGCAAAGCGGTCTTGCAGTTCGTTCTACCGAGTTCGATCAAGATGATTTCGTGAAGAACCTTATCACTTTCAGAGCAGAGGCTCGTTGCGAACTATTGCAGTTCCAGCCTTCAGCTGCTATCTATGGTGCTATCTAAGGTTTATAAATATAGGGGAGGGGGTTTTCTCTCCCCTTATTTTTACTTATGAAAGTTAGACTACTTACTACCGAAGGATCACCTACACTTGATGGCGCATTAAGTGAGATTAATAAATTAGGAATAGAAGCAAAGGTTGTATATGCCGAAAAGCATTCCAACCCAAAGATATCATTTAACATCTCTATAAGTAATATTTGCAAGGAGATTGATGATGTTTTGTATTTTTTTGAGGATGACGTTGAGATAAGAGAGAACGAGCATTTGATAGATGCTTTAAGACAACTCCCTGATGATTGGGAGATTTGCTATTTAGGTGCAAACCTTGTAGCACCAATAGAGAAATATAGTGATAATTTATATAGGACTTTTGGTTGTTGGACTACACACGCAGTGATATTCAATAATCCAAAAGCCATCTGTGAGGCTTATACAGACTCGTCAGTGATGTTTGATGATTGGTTGAAGGAGAATGTTCATCCAAGAGGGAATAGCTATATAATAGCACCTATGATAGCTTGGCAGAAGCCACATCAAAGTGCTTTATGGGATCACTACGCAGATTATAGAGAGATTTTTAATGGAAGTGCTAATAAACTAATATGAATATACTATTTAGCATACACTTATACCCTCCCGTTCATAATTGTGGTGCGGAATGGATGGCGCATAATATGGCAAAAGACTTGATGGCTAAAGGGCATAATGTTAGGGTTTTATTGCATCAAGCTAACCACTATAAAATAAAAAATAATTATTGTTTCGATGGGGTTGATGTATTTCCACCAAATCCAAATGTGATTGAGAATTTATTTAGATGGAGTCATTGTGTCTTTACACATTTAGATTATACACAATGGACAATTGGTGCTGCTGGGTTGTATAAAAAACCAGTATTTCATTTAATACATAATAGCCATAAGTACCCAGAGATTGAAAATGCACGATTTCCACAACACATTGTCTATAACTCATTATGGATTAAGAGGAAATTAAACTACAAATGGGATAACTTTACAATAACGCCTCCCGTTGATTATCGTACTTACGACTTAGGTAAAGACCCAGAGGATAACGAATATATTACACTTATAAACTTAAACGAGAATAAAGGCGGTAAGATATTTGAAAGCATAGCAAGGGCATTGCCAAATAAGCGATTTTTAGGCGTTTTGGGGAGTTATGATGAACAAGTGACACCAAACCTTCCAAATCTAAAAATACTGCCAAATACGGCAGATATAAAACCTATATATGGTGTTACAAGAATCTTGTTGATGCCAAGTGAGTATGAGAGTTGGGGAAGAACGGCTACGGAGGCAATGTGTAATGGCATTCCAGTCATTTGCAGTAATGCCGATGGTTTGGTTGAGAATTGTGGCTATGCTGGTATATTTATAAAAGATCGTAATGACACTAAAAGCTGGGTTGAAGCAATTGCAAAGTTGGATGAAAAAAAGGCATATGTCGAAGCCTCAAGGAGAGCAAGAAAAAGAGCGAAAGACCACGACCCAAGAAAAGCACTTGATGAATTTGAACTCTGGCTCAGAGAAATGGTTGATAAATATTACAAGTAATGGCGATATATATAAACGGGATAACCATTTTAGCTGATGCGGTGGTTGAGCCAGTAAGTAGAACGGATGCAAAGAATTGGATGAGGATAGATTATACCTCTGACGATTCTTTAATAGATAATTTAATCTCAAGTGCGAGGAAGCATCTTGAATTATTGACTGGAAGGTCTTTGACAAATAAGCTAATTAGAGCAAATATTCAACTCACTGGCACTGTGCCGAATGTATGGATGGTTGATTTGCCTTACTCCCCACTCAATTGCGTGGATGAGGTAGTCTTAAAGACTGGCATAAATATGAGTGAGACACTAACTAAGAATGAAGAATATGAGGTAATTGGCGGAAAAGTATGGCTTTATTCACAAGGGTATTACGACATTAAGTATCAAGCTGGATATGGAGAACTACCACCAGATTTGGTTAGTGATATTTTAACACTTGTAGCTTGGTCTTACCAAAATAGGGGTAAGAATATGAATGCCGACCCAAGTTCATCAATATCGCAATATCCTTATTGGGATGGATTAAATTATCACCAATATAAGACTGTTGTAATATAGTGGCAAAGGGGATAAACATACAAGTTAGTGATGCAGCTTTCCAAAGATTGCTTAATCGCTATAAAGAAAAAGTAAATGGCACTGCCGCTTTACTTGATCGTGAACTTGCCGCAACTGGGGAATTAATGGCAACAAGTGCCAAAAATTTAGTTGCGGTAGATACTGGTAGGCTACGAAACTCAATTTCACTAAAGAAAGACCAATTTCTTTCTTACTACTTAGTTGCTCAAACTAATTATGCTGCTTACGTTGAATTTGGGACTGGTAATGGTTTTATCCCACCAGAGAACAAAGAATGGAGCGCACTTGCAAGTAAATATAAAGGTAGGGGTATAAAGCAAGTTAACTTACCAGCGAGACCATATATGAGACCATCAATATTAGCTTACTATCCTAAATTTAAGGAGGAGGCAATAAAGATAATAAGAAGTAAAAATGCTTGATTGTAGTAACAATGTGCGTACAATTTATGTGAATGCCTTAAATGGTAACTTGTCTTACAATGGCAAAGATGTGCCAGTGTATGGACAAAACCCATTTAGGACAATGCCACAAAATTATGTTATCATTAGTTCTATAACCGAGGTGGCTTTAAACACCAATAATAGCTTTGGGAATATTGTTGATGTTGTTATTGAGATAAATAGTGAACAATATCGCATTTATGACAATAGCATAGTTGATAATATCTCATCTCAAATATTAAACATCTTAATACCAGATACACAAGTTGATGGTTTTGATGATGCCAATTTTGAGGTATTTCCAACTGCAAGGACATTAAGTACTTACTTGCCAGTAATTAATGGGGACAATTTTATAGCAAGAAAAATAATAACAATTAGCAATTTAGTTAACCAAAAATAAAAGTAAAATGGGACAAATTTTAGGATCATTACAAGACGTTGAAATCGATGTAGCTGGTGGCACATCTTACAAGAGTCTTGTTTGTTTGCGTACATCTTCAGTAAATACTACTATGGATGCTACTACCGAGCAAACTAATTGTGGTGCGTTCACTTCACCATCTGCTCCACAAATGAGTGTTGATTTTGATGCAATTTGTGAGACTGCTCCAAGCATTTCTCAAGTATCTTATGAAGATTTATTGACTGCAATGGTAAACAAGACACAAATTAGTGTTAGAGTTCAAAACCCAACTGTGAGTGGATCATCAGTAGGTACAGTGTATTATCACCAATTTATGGGTTATATTACTGACCTTACTATGAACCAATCTACTACTGAGTTTATCAACTTCTCTGGCACAATCCAATCAAATGGTGCTTTAGATATTACTGCTTAATTTAACTTATGAATTATACTTCTATTACTATTAACGACCAAAAGGTCGGACTTAAATTTGGTATGGCTTCATTTAGATACTTACAAGACAAGCTTGTTGAGGGCAAGTCGTATCAAGGTGGAGACTTAAATGAGATTGGTCTTGCTCACATTATTTATAGTGGTTATTTTAATAATTGCTTGGTTAAAGATGTTGAGCCTACACAAAAGTTTGAGGAGTTTGTGGATTGGATAGAAACAAACTTACTTAATGAGGATGTGATGACACAAATAAAAAGTGTTATTGAAATTTGGACTAATAACCAATACATCCAAACTGCTTTAGATGTTGTTGACCAACCAAAAAAAAAGACATCTCGTGGGAAGAAATAGAAGCATTTGCCTTTGGTGAATTGTGTCTTTTGCCTCGTGATTTCTTTGATATGAGTCCACGGCATTTGTCCCTAATGATAAAAGGACACGAGGAAAAGAAGGTCGACACTTATAGGCAAACAAGACTTTTGATGTTTACAATGGTGCGCTTAATGGGTGATCCAAAGAGCGCACCAAAAACTCCAGAGGCTTTGTGGAGTTTACCAGGTGATGAGCAATCGCAAGGAGGCATTAGTGATAGTGAGGCAAGAGAAATATTCAAAAGGTTAAGACAATGAATGAAGAATTTATATTTCGGGTTGGTGCTGATGTCTCTGGGTTCACAAAGTCTATCTCACAAGTAGAGGCTGAACTCAAGAAAGTCCAAACCGAGTTAAAAACCAAGACTGGGGATGCTATCTTACAAACAAATAAGTATATAGCAGACTTGCAAGGCAGTCTTGTCAATCTTCGTTCACAAGGTTTAAGTAAGTTACCTAAAGCGGTTAATGATGGTGCAGCTTCACTTAATGCTCTTGGTCAAGTAGCAAGAGATGCTCCTTTCGGATTTATAGCTATTCAGAACAACTTACCAATACTTTTTGATAGATTAGGAGAATTAACTACTAAAAGTGGCGGTGCATTAAATGCTTTAAAATCACTTGGTGCGACATTGATAGGGCCAGCTGGACTGACATTTGCTATTGGCGCAGTTATATCTGGAATCACTGTTGCAGTACAAAAATACGGTTCTTTTACTGGTGCTTTAAACGCATTTACTGGTAAAGCTGCAAGTGCAGTAGACTTACAAAATAAATTAAATTCTGCACTTGAGGATAATAAAAAAGCAGCAGCTGGGGAGATAGCTAATTTAAATAGCTTAGTAAAAATATTAACAAGTGTTAATTCAACAAGAGAAGAACAAAGTGCCGCTTTTGACACTATAAATGAACAATACCCTGGTTTACTTACAAATATAAAAAAAGAGAATCTTAATAGTGCGTTGTCTTTGCAATTAATTGCTGAAAGAACAAGGCTTATAAAAGATCAAATTTTACTTGAAGGTAGAAAAGGAGCATTAATAAAACTTATTGGAGAGTCATCGCTGGAAGCTGAAAAAGCCTTAAATAAACTTACAACTAAACCAGACTTTTTTTCCTTTGAAGAATTAGCGATTGGATTAAGAGCAATATTTGAGGGTACTGATGCGGCTGGTGCAAGAATTAGAGTGCTTACAAAAGATTTTAGCAATTCAAGTAAAACTACTGAAACTTATAGTAGTGCATTAGATGATGTCAATAAGCAATTAACTATTACAGATGCTAAAATAAAATCATTAATTGATCAGCAAAAAAAGTTAGACGAGCAAGATAAAAAAGCACCAGGGATTGCAAAAAAATTAGCTGCTGAAAAAGAAAAAGCAATAAAGTTACAAGAAGAGCAAACAAGAGTAGATAATTTATATAACGCTAAGAATAAAATTAGGCAACAAGCTGAATTAAATAAAACTGAACTTGAAGGGTTAAGAGCAATTACTAAAGAAAGAAGGAAAGGCGAGAGAGAATCTGGTATAACTACACCAACACAAATATCTGGCATTGTACCAAGCTTTAACAATGAGAAATTTTTATCAAGTGTTAGAGCAGCAAATAATGAATTGGCAAGATTAAAAGAACAAGCGAATTTACAAGCAACTTATGACCTAATTAATAATACTTTTTTTAGTCCAATAAGTACGTTATTTGAAGAATTTTTAGATACTGGTAAATTTACTTTTAGTGAATTTGGTAAAGCGGTATTAAAAGCAATAAATCAAATAGTCTCTAAGATTATAGCAACTGGTATTGTATCATTATTATTTACT